CTAGAGTCTGACTTCGACAGAGTGATGGAAGCAGGCTTGGCGCGGCTGGCCTTCGAGAATGTCAAGGAGAAGATGCTTGACGAGGTGGACAACGATAACGGCCCCACCGTAAAACACGAAGACGGTACGAACATAGTCAAGATAGATTTTGGTAAGACGCAATGATCAAAGAGAACTGGACCCTCAACAACTATCAGATGCAGGCTCGTGAGTTTGCCATCTACCCAGAGGACATGAAGATCACCTACCCCACTCTGGGCCTAGCCGGTGAGGCAGGCGAGGTGGCAGACAAGGTGAAGAAGGTCTACCGTGACGGGCGTGACGACTCCCGGTTCAAGGGAGAGATAGCAAAAGAGATCGGTGACGTTCTCTGGTATTGCGCTGCCCTCGCAGATGATCTAGGGTTTTCTTTGCAGCAGATTGCAGAGATGAATATGTACAAGCTGAAGTCTCGCAAGGCTGCTGGTAAGATACAGGGTGATGGAGACAATAGATGAGACACGACGAATACATGAAGATACGCAACGAGGATTACTTGGGGGAGAAGAGCAAGGATGTCGATAACGTCAATCACCCGCCACACTACAATCAGGCAGGTATCGAATGCCTTGACGCAATCGCAGCGGCGACAGGCGACGGCTTCCAATACTACCTACAGGGAAACATCCTCAAGTACCTCTGGCGGTACAGATACAAAAACGGAATCGAAGACCTCAAGAAAGCACAATTCTACCTAAACAAATTGATCGCAACAAAGGAAGATAACAATGAATAATATGCTACCAACAACCTACCAACAGTTTATCCACAAGTCACGCTATGCACGTTGGCTTGATGACGAGGAGCGTCGTGAGAACTGGGACGAGACCGTGTATCGCTATACAAACTTCATGGCGAACCACGTCAAGGACAAGCACGGCTTCGACATACCCCGTGACGATCTTCTCGACATTCACGATGCCGTGATCGGACAGGAGATCATGCCGTCTATGCGGGGCATGATGACAGCAGGCTCTGCTCTCTCAAGGGACAACATCTGCGGCTATAACTGTAGCTACATCCCTGTGGACAGCCCCCGCTCGTTCGACGAGTGCATGTACATCCTGATGTGCGGCACGGGTGTCGGCTTCTCTGTGGAGCGTGAGAACGTGGACAAGCTGCCCGTGATCAGTGACGCTATGCACGAGACGGACACGGTGATACGTGTGGGTGACTCCAAGCCGGGGTGGGCCAAGTCTCTGCGCGAACTGATTGCGCTGCTCTACGCTGGGCAGATTCCTCAGTGGGACCTGTCCGCTGTGCGTCCGTCCGGTGCGCGGCTCAAGACGATGGGCGGCAGGGCATCCGGCCCCGGACCCCTAGATGATCTGTTCCACTTCACAGTCGAACTGTTCAAGAAGGCACAGGGTCGTCGCCTCTTCCCTATTGAGTGTCACGACCTGATGTGCAAGGTCGGTGAAATCGTAGTCGTTGGGGGCGTACGTCGCTCTGCTCTCATCTCCCTCTCGAACCTCAACGACGATCAGATGGCACATGCCAAGTCTGGTGCGTGGTGGGAGAACGAGGGGCAACGTGCCCTCGCAAACAACTCCGTAGCCTACAAGGGCAAGCCGGAGATGGGCACGTTCATGCGCGAGTGGCTGGCTCTCTACGACTCGAAGTCAGGTGAGCGTGGCATCTTCAACCGTGATGCAGCAGACAAGCAGGTCGCCCGCAATGGACGCCGTGAGACGGGGCACATGTGGGGCACGAACCCCTGCTCTGAGATCATCCTGCGTCCCTATCAGTTCTGCAACCTGTCAGAGGTGGTCGTGCGTGAAAGCGACACGCTGGAGTCCCTGAAGCGCAAGGTGCGCCTCGCTACAATCTTGGGCACTCTACAGTCAACCCTAACCGATTTCAAATATCTGAGGAAAGTATGGCGGGACAACACAGAAGAAGAACGCCTCTTGGGCGTATCCTTGACTGGTATCATGGATCACTCAATTTTATCGAAGACCGTCGATTCCCCTCGTTGGCTCGAAGAGATGAAGCAAGTCGCCGTAGAGACGAATCGCAAGTATGCAAAGATGCTTGGAATCCCACAGTCCGCTGCCATCACCTGTGTCAAGCCATCGGGCACTGTGTCTCAACTCGTAGACGCCGCTAGTGGTATCCACGCCCGTCACAATGACTACTACATTCGTACGGTGCGCGGAGACAACAAGGACCCCCTGACACAGTTCCTCAAGGAGCAGGGTGTGTACAGTGAGGCGTGTGTGATGAAGCCGGACTCGACGACTGTCTTCTCGTTTGCTATGAAGTCACCAGAGGGTGCCGTCACACGGACACAGATGACAGCCATAGAGCAGCTTGAGTTGTGGAAGACGTATGCTGTTCACTGGTGTGAACACAAGCCGTCTGTGACCATCACAGTCAAGGAAGACGAGTGGATGGACGTGGGTGCGTGGGTGTATGAGAACTTCGACGTGGCATCGGGCGTGTCCTTCCTGCCGCATTCAGATCACACCTATCAGCAGGCACCCTATCAGGACATCGAAGTCGATGACTACTTGGAGTGGCAGCAGGAGCGGGGCAGTCTGATTATCGACTGGACTGCACTGTCAGAGTACGAGAAGGAAGACAACACATCCGGATCACGTGAACTGGCGTGTACTGCGGGCGTGTGTGAAGTGGTAGACTTGAATGCCGCCTAAGAAGGAAAAGAAAAAGCCACCCCTCGTGTGGAAGAGAGGTGACGGATGGGTTCAGTACGATCCCCATCCCCACCATCCCTGCTATGAGGAGTGGATGCTGAAACGTGAGAAGTATGAGCAAGAGAAACAAGCCTAATCCCTACACAGGGAATCCTATGTACTACAAGGACAATCCTGAAGCTGTGAAGAAGCGGGACTCCCAGCGTATGTACGTAAACGGCAAGGAAGTTTCTAAGCTTCACCCCCTGCACAAGCCGGGGAAGTACCGATCTCTGGATGACGCATGGTCTCACGAGAAGATCGAAAGCACGAAGGAGGGTGAGGTGTATGCCATCACCAATCCAGCGTGGCCTGAGTGGATAAAGATCGGCAAGGCAGTCAGGGCGGATGACCGCCTCAACGGCTATCAGACTTCATCCCCACACAGAGACTACGAGATTCTTGCACGTATATCTGCGGACAATCGGCACGAAAAAGAACTTGAAATGCACAAGCGTTTCGAGGACAATGCCAGTGACCGCAAGGGTGAGTGGTTCAAGACCGACGAGTCCACAGCAATTCTTTTATTCCTAGAGGAAACCGATGCTACAAGTAAAGATAACTCCTGAGATCATAGCACGTGCCAAAAAGAAAGCTGCCACTGTAGGCAATCTACAGGGCAGCATCACAGGTAGCTTGAGTCATGTTGTCGGTGCGATAGGCGAGATCATCGTGGCTGACGCTATGGGTGCAGACCAGTCGAACACCTACGACTATGATTTGGTGAGGGACGGGGAGCGGATCGACGTGAAAACGAAACGCTGCAATACCCGTCCCTTTCCACACTACGATTGTTCGGTGGCTGCACACGGGGCCAAACAGGATTGCGACAGTTATGTGTTTGTACGCATCCTGACCGATTCATCGCAGGCGTGGATACTGGGCAAGATTCCGAAGCAAGACTTCTACACGAAGGCAACGAAATACCAGAGGGGCGACGTAGACCCCGCAAACGGCTTCACGTTCAAGGCCGATTGTTACAATCTACCTATTAGTGAGTTGTCTGATGTCAAACAAAGCGTCTCTGTTTAAGTTCGAAGCGAACCTCCTTACCAACGGGAAGGTCGAGTTGCTCTGCGAATCTGTGAGGCCCGAAGAGTTCGAGGGTGTTATCAACAACGGCCTGCCGGAGTATGACGGGGCACACTCCATAGCAAGCCTGTTGAGATACTTGAAGTCTTGGTCAGATGAGGCGATAGATAAGTCGGCCAGATATATCTAGCTTTTGCCCTTGCCGTCTGCAGCAAAGTCAGGGACCATCTTACCGGCTTTGTTCTTGACCATAGTCATTCCGCCGCCTGCCATCATCTTCGGACCCTGCATCATCGTGTTCTGCATCTGATTCTGCTGACCCTGTGTGGCAGTCATCATGCCCCCCGCTTGAGCCTTCTTGCGGGTTTTCTTTTTGGTGGTGGCCATGCCGCCGTACATCATAGGCTTACGCTTTGCAGCCCCGCCGTACATCATGCCCTTGCGTTGGCCATTGGTGTATGTTTTCATTGTGTTATCTCCTGTTGATTTTGCAATTCTTGGATTAGTTCTTCATTAGGATTTTGTGTTGCTATTGTAACGTCAGGAGTTTCAGGTAATTCCCGCCCCTCGTCAGAAGGCTCATAGCCCCCAGATATAGATGCAATTATCTGATCTACTGTTGGCACTTCTCCCCCCGTTATATACAACTCTTTTGCCAGATATCTCTGCATACGAATTCCAAAAGTCTTGATGTCTGCCGGAGTTAGCTCTTCAGGTTTACGTAGCATTCGTGCCATGATGCTTGATAGCTGACGATCTGATAGTGCCATTTTAATTAGTGAACTATTCCTATATAAAGCGATACGAGCAGATACTTCTGTAGCTACGTACGGAACACTGACCATGCCCCGTGCAATATTAAATGCCCTAGCGAACGCGCTTTCTAGTGTCATAAGCTGATCAGAATTCATACCTCTGATAGACATGGCATCACCAGTAGCGTAGGTGGCCCAGTCTGCAATATCTTCCATAGACCGGGTTAAGTCTTCTCCTAAAACTGCCTGCATCATAGCCCTGTTTTCTGGCCTTGCAACTTCATTTATTAGGACTGTCACGTCTGATATTTCAGGTACTCCCTCTCGTTTTTCACCAGTTCTAGGTGTGTACTTGTACTTGATACCTGCCTTTGCAGTAAGGTAACGAGTATACATGTACTGCATAAACGAACGGACCTCATCCTCCGTCAAGGGATTTTGTGTTGCCTTACTTTTCTGTACAAAGTCCTGAACGTCAATTTCAAACCGTTCTGGGTCGGAGCCTTCAAAGTATGTCTTTCCGAATTGCATGGGGTCTGATGCTATGTCCCCCATTTTTTGTACACGAGCAAGTAACTCACGTTCTATGTCAACTTCGCGTTCAGCAGCAATGCGGAGATCACCCTGAGTATTCATAAGTTCATCCCTAACTTCGTTGAATGCTTTCACAGCATCTACGTCCTCCTGAAGCCGCGTATCAAAATCCTGTGCAAAAGACTTTGTTTTTCCTGAAGTAAGAAGGCGAAGGTTTCCTGTTGATCCGCCAGAGGATACGACAGGGACCTTGAACTCATTTTCAATGGCTTCGATTCGTTCTGCAAATTTAAAATTGTATGGCATATCTCCCTCTGCAAGCTTTGCAGTTTCTGCCTTACCAAGAACAAACGGACTAAACTCTCCCACTCGTGAAGTTAATTCGTCCCTTAATTTGCCACTAAACGCTGCATCACCTGTCGCCGATAAAAGTTGTTGAAGGAGTCTGGCCATCTGTGCCTGTTCCGGATCGCTAAGATCGAATCCATATCCGCCACTTCCCGTTTCGGCTCCAAAAAACTCTAGAAGTCGATCCCTTTGCGCTCTGAGTTCAGGCAACACATCACTTTGAAATTCTGCGTCTGACAGATTTTTGTTGAGAACACGAGACATAAGTTTTCGCATATCTCTAAATATATAGTCGGGAGTTGATCCGCCCTCTGCAGATGTTTTCTTGTATTTGCCCTTCGTTCCTGCGGGCTGTTCACTGAGAGCCTCAAAGTACGTACGATTCTTTATCACATTGTCCGCGTACGTTCCGGGAGAGGTAGGTTCCCCCATGACCTTTCTGTAATTGGCTCTTGCCGCATCTACCTTTTCAAAGAGTGATGTGCCATCTTCGAGAGTGTACTTCTTAAATATACTGTCCATTTCCTGTTCTATTTTTTCAAAGCTTTGAGATGCTTCGAAGTCAGTGCTAGAAAACCTACGAGCTTGGTTACGAAAATACCTAGCAATTTTTTCTGCTTCGTACACTGTTGCCTGTAAATAATTTGGAGCCTCAACGCCCTCTGCTATTTCTCCCGCGTCAATTTTCTTTTTGGTTTCAGCCTGCATCTCAAATGCCAAGTCTGCAAGGGTGTAGTCTGAAGGATCAAAGTCTGGGTTGTTTTCTGATAGTTGCTGACGACGTGCCCTAAGTAAGTTTGAAACCTCTTGTCTGGGAATTCCCGAATTCAAAAATCCACGAAGAGCGACCTTGTTCATGGTACGTTGCATTTCCAAACCGCCCTGCGACATAAACCTCTTTCCACCCGTCAGGGCGTAGGATATGGGCTTGTCTGCAAAGTCGTCAACTACAGAACGAAGACGACCAACAAGATCGTTTACATTGACTACAATTTGCTCACCGTTCGAATCTTTTAAATCATCCAAGTCTCTGTAGGGCTGAGAGGCTTTTGCACGACGTGAACCCATCATAATATCGAAGGCATCTTCAGCTAGCGCATTGAGTTCTACTTCTAATTCCCTGCTGGACATGCTGCTGTGAAAGGCTACCACAGCTTCTGCAGTTTCTTCTAATCCTTCCATGAGCCTAGTTCGAATGTCTGTTATCGCACGTATAGTCCATACGTTGTCTATAAGTTCACCCTCCGGAACGAGTCCCTTGTTAATATCAAGAAGTCGTTCAACGGTGTCCTCATCTATTCGACCCTCTCCAGCAGCAAATCTGTACAGCTTATCTAGGCTGGTTTTGATTGCTATTTTTTGTGCTGCAACAGAGTTTCTTTGGACTTCTATCATGCCGTTTACTTGATTGACGGCGTCCCTAAGTGGCTTATTGTCATTTATTTTTATTCCGGATGACTTTTCAATCCCTGCTATAAAATTATTTATATTTAATTCCATGCCAGCAATGACGTTTTCTTGCGCGGCCATATTGTCAAGAACTTGATTTAATTTTTTACCATCTGTTAAGTCTCTTACTCTCATGCCTCCGGATAAAGTGCTTTGCTGTACCGCAATGAGAGGAGCTAGTCCTGTTGCCTGCGCGAGAGACAAACTCAGAGTAGTCATGTTCTCATTGATCTCTTCTTCTGGCAACTCTAAGCGAACCATTTCTGACCGCAAGCCTGTCATAGTTCTGTTGTACCTAATAAGTGACTGATACGCTCGTTCCCTGTATACGGGGTCCATAGCATTTAGTATTTTACGTAGCGTAAATACGCCCTTTACAGTTTTATCTGTAGGCGTTAATCCCCCAGCTTTTATTGCGTCACGAATTTCAGAGTCTGTTCCGGTTAAGAGTGTGCCCTCTGGAAACAAGTGAAGAGTACTACCAATAGCGTCGATAGTATCAACAGCGGAATCTATTGTTCCTCCCGTAACAAAATTAGAAACGCTTCTAACCGCACCTGCTGTCTTACGAACTCCGTAGGGAGCAATCAGGGGAAGGACAACGGATGTCAGTGCTTCTGCTGCTCCGGGGTCCATGAGATTACCCTTCTGTATCTCAACGGGTCCAATATCAATATCGTAGGAACCACTCAGTAGGGCCGATCCATAAGCTATCGATGATGCAATAATAGCATCGTCCATTATAACTTGACGCATAAACGGATTATCACTGTATATTTTTCGAGATGATCCGACTTTGACTTTGTATCTTCCCAGACCATTTTCTAATGCTTTCAGTTGATTTTGCGCCCCTGTCAATTCGACCCTGAGAGCTTCAATTTCTGAAGGTTCAAACTTATTGCCCGAACTATCAACACCGTCCTTTATTTTGATTTCTAAATCTTTTACTTCATCTCTGGTGGTTGATATATCGGAGTCATATCTGTTCAAAGTTTCTACGTGCATGTCTAGGGTTCTACGGCGTTGCATAGCTCCCTTCGCTCCACCAGAGAGAAACCCCAGAGTTGCAATATTCCACGCCTGTGAAAACGTCTGGTTTACAAGTCCTAAACCGGAGTTTGTTTTTCCGAACATACCCCTCCTTCGTTCAGCCTTAAACACTTCAAAGTCTGATAATTTTGGGCTGTATACTAATACATCGTTGCCGTCTTCATCCTTAGTTGTAAGTTTACGGCCCCTTTCTACCATACCTAAATATCTGCCACCCTTATGCAAACCCGCAACGGTAAATGTACCTGTCATAGGAGCCATACTGGACATATATATTATGCCCTTCTCAGTTGCCGGTAGTTTAAGAAAAGCTAAATCTAATAGTTGGCGAACAGCTTCCTGCGGTAGCTTGAAATCTTCGTACTGGTAAACGCCGTTTTCATCCTGTACGTGCCGTGTTGATACTGTTCCATCCTCTGCCTCAACTCTTTCCAGCTTAGGATTTTGAATGAACCAATCCGCGTGTGCTGTGAACCATGCGTCGTCGGCAGTTTCTTTGTCATCAAACTCCGCATAGAACATTTCTTTGTACTGCCGATTAAACGCCAAGTACGCAGAATCGAATACTTCAGATTTGTTAAGTAAACCCTCGTAAAATTGGCGAGGAGAACTCAGAGAATACCCACGATACGCTTTATTAAAAGACGCATATATATCATCTTCTTCAGGCGCATCTCCAACAGTTTGATCCCATAATGCACGACCTGCAGCGTATATCATGGCTGAAAAATCAGGGAAACCTCTCGCCATATCTCCGGGTAAACTCCGCATTGCTCTGCTGAATTCTTTTTGAAAATTACCTGTAGCAAATTCGTTGAGAAGAATTTCTTGTCCTTTCAGTGGTATCTCGCCACTTTCAAAGACGTTTGTAATAATACGAGCAACGTCTTGACTATCACTAACTGCGGATTTCATAACATCCTTGAACATCGGATCAAGGTTAGCAAATGCCGGGGGAAGACGAACTTCTTTGTAGTCGGCAGAAGAAAATGCAACGGGTAGTTCGGCCCCTTTAGGTACGGCGTTTTCCGTTATAAAATTTGTATAGTATGTTGACTCGACTCCGGCGTTCCTAGAACCCTTTATCATGTTTGGATTGATTGGCACGGTGCCAATCTCAGTAACGCCCGGAATATTGGCAGCAAGATACTGATCAATCTTTTCTTGGTTTAATTCTGGGTCATCTCGCAGAAGCATAAGACCATCAAATTTACTTTCTAGGTCTACAAGACTGGCTCTGTTTTCGCCCTTCTGTTTGGCAATATCCTCTCGTGCTGCAGCAAGTACGTCTACATTGCCTATCTTTACAGGATAACCAGCGGGAAGATCAGACGGTTGTTCTGGAGCGTAGGTAGGACTCCCGGCTGCTATTTTAGCCTTCTCTACTTCTGTTCCTAAAATGCCTAGAGGTTGTGCCATTATTTGTTACTTCCCGGACGTAGAGTGTGAGTTATTGTCCTATCTGGACTGATACTTAAATCAAAAATTCCCTTTATGCCGGGAATAGTGTAGCCGCCCTCTGGGCGTTTAACAGGCTGCACACCCATTCTAATCAAGTCTTCAGCAGTGTAACTTTCGGCGGATGAAGCTGAATTAATATTAGAGGGTGCAGTGTTAAATGATCCTCCATCTCCTATACTACCCTCACGTGTGGCAGTGCCAGTTACCACCATGCTTTTGTCCGTGTCTGGTATATCAACAGAGTTTGACGCGGTAACAGCGGTCGTCTGACTGCCGGTGTCAACAGCGGTAGTGCCCTGTTGAACAGCAGAGGTGTCGCCCGCTTGCACGTAGGTAATATGTCCGGCTCTTTCAAGTTGCTCTCTTGTGCCGGAGTGCATAACTTGTTTGTTATCCGAAGAAATGACGTAGTGTTGTCTACTTAACAAGTCTACGATCACTATACCACCACCAGAAGCCCTGTATTTGTTTACAGACGTGTGAGTTGGTGTTTGACCGCTCATTCCTGCTATTAATTGTGCAGCAGTCATTTCTGGGATGGGAGGAGGCATGCCTGCGTCATCAAACGCACTTAGTGTTGCTCTGTAAGATTTTAACGCAAGGTCACGAGTACGCAGTGCCTGTATGCGATTCTGCAAAGGAACACTAAAGCCCTGTGCTGCTTCCTTAGACTCAGTTGCAGCCTCAATGTTGCCCAAGTTTTTGAGTTGAGATTCCACTTGCCGTAGAACCACATCAATAGCTTTTATTTCTCCCTGTTTACCCCGGAAACCTCTACCCCTAATTTTTTCTAGGTTACGCTGTAAGTCTCCGTCAGAAAGTCGTCCCGCTGCGTCTTCAGCACGAGCCATGTTAGCAGCAATGATAAACGCGAGAGAATCTCTCTTCGCCCTGTCTCCACCCTCTTTCTTTAAGTATTCTAGGGCAGATGCGATTTGGGTCCTATCTCCATCGTACGTTTCTTGGTCCCCAATAACCATAGTTACAAGCTGATCTATAGAGCCACCTGCCGAAAATATAGATTCTATGAGGGCTGCACCACTGTCTAGGACTGTTCCAGCAGGAGTTGGAATTTCTTCAACAATCTTCATGTATGCTTTTAGCTGGCCTGCCGCCTTTCGTGCAGCATCCACTCGCTCTTTGAATTGACTATAGCTGGCTGCTTCTCCGTAAACCTTTGCAAACCCTTCAACACGGTTTGTTCCCGCACGGTACTGATCTATACTCGTATCACCGTATGCAATATCACGTCTCTGATTAGGAGTGAGGACACTTCCCTGAATACCCTGAATGATTAGAGCCTGTTGTTGCCCGTCAGTCACGTTTTCGTCTAGGTAATCCCCTACAGAAACCAAGACATCCATACTATCAAAGGTAAAAGCATCTCCTCGCTGTGCTAACTTAGCGATTTTCATAGCGTGTCCCAAACTTTCGTACACGTCGATTGGGTTGTCGTACTGCTTAGAAAAGTTAAGCATAAATACGTCTCGTGTTCGGCCTTGACTGGCAGCTACGGCATCTATGGTGCTTATATCGATGTTGTGTTCTTGTAGTTCATCTATTCTAACATGCCTATTAGCACCAGAATTTCCGTACGCTGTACCGCTAATGGTGATAAAATCTGCTGCTGTTGCGGGATTTTTTCCCTCTTCTAGGGTGCTGTTATAGTATTCTGCTGCTGCAGCGTTACCCTCTACAAGATTAGCATTTAAAACAGAATCACTGTTAAGACCTAAGAAACGGTCATAAAAATCATAGTTTGCAATAAAATCCCCGGCAAATCCTGTAACTTTACCAAACGAGTCCGACGTGGGATCACCCTTTGATATATTTTTAACACTTGTTCTGACCACATTGCGTAGAGCATTCTTGTCTTCTACACTAGAAAACACTTTCATAAATTCAGTCTCACCAACTGTATTATAGTATTGGTTTAGGCCCTGCATAGTAATCGTCCCTAGTTGCAAGGGATTTGATCTGTCTTTTTCAAGACGTTCAGTTAGGTCAGGACTCATATGATCAACAAGATCAAAGTTTTGTCCAATCATAAGCGAAGAAGCTGAGGTTTTATCTACCTCTTGCAACAACGGTATGATACTTGACAAGTCCGTGCTGATGCGTGGACCCGAAGTGCCAAAGATATCAATACGCTCCCGTGCATTCAACTTGTCCTGCTGTGCCTTGACAGCCTTACCAATCAGTGCAGCATTAGCTTTACTAAAATTATCACCCCCCGTGAGAGCAGCCTGCGTAATCATGGCATTCAGACTGTCAATACTCTGCTGCTCAGACGCACGAATAGCCTTCTCTTCCTGAATATTTTTAGTGAATCCCTGTACAAGACCCAAGCCAAGAGCAGCAAGCATATCCTATTCCTCTGTTGTATCTTTCATGTTTATGAAGTTTTCTTCCGGGATTGGCTCCGGGGCGTTGCCCTCACGGATGCCCTTGTTCATTGTGTCCGCCACGTATGCGAACATAGCAGGGTTGTTCTCACGCATCATTGTGAAAAACGTCTTGTCATCCATCTCACCCTCAGTGAGTGCGTCATCATTCTCAAAGAAACGGTACGGTACGTTGTTCTCTTCCGCCATATTCGCAATGTATAGGGCA